GATGCCAGAGATTGGAACGCAGCTGCAGATGAGATGGTCGATAGCACTTGGTATAAACAAGTGACTAAAAGAGCAGATCGACTTGTTGTGCGAATGAGGGATGTTGGAAACCTTTGACATACTCTCAACGAGATTGGGAAAGAACAGTAGGCTGGGGTAAAGTTCCACCAGAATATAAAATTAAAGAAAGCGATAAAGATGAAAGAATACATACACAAGACGATAAATCTCCCAGAGATAACAGCAAAAACAGCTGATGGTATTCGTTTATATGAAACACCAGAGGGTAATAAGTATCCATCAATCACTACAGTTCTTTCTGTAAGAAGTAAAAGTGGACTTACTGCATGGAGAAAACGAGTTGGTGAAGAAGTTGCAAACTATATTGCACGAACTGCTGCCAATCGTGGTACAGCAGTTCATAATATGTGTGAAGATTGGTTAAACAACATTCCATACAACTGGCCTGAAGCTTGGAAGAAACACACTAAGAACTTTTTACCTCATATGTTATTCAAACAATTAGCAGAAAAAGCATTAATTAACATAGACAATATTTATTCTCAAGAGTGTGGACTCTATTCTGATAAATATAGAGTAGCTGGTCGTGTAGACTGTATAGCAGAATACAATGGTGTTCTATCTATTATCGACTTCAAGACTTCATCAAAAGAACGTACTGATGAATGGAATGAAAGTTACTATATCCAAGCATCTGCCTATGCAGAGATGTTTGAAGAACGAACTGGAATTGCAATCAATCAAATTTGTATTCTAGTTGTAACAGCAGATGGTGCAGTACAAGAGTTTGTCAAAGATAAGGCAGAGTATTTACCCTTGTTGTCAGATACCATCAAAGAATGGGAAGAAAAAAATGAAATGGTTACTAGTACTGATCTCCTTGAATCTGTATGATGACGGAACAGCAGATCACTTTATATTTACAAACATGAAGTATATATCTTTAACACATTGTCAAGAGACTGCTAAAGTAAATTTAAAATCAATTGAAGCTACTGCAATGAGACAATTTAATGGCCCTGCAAATCTTTTTTGTTTCAGAGAAGATAAATTCAAAGAATATATTAATCAGACACCACCAACAAAAAAACTTGGTATTTAACCTTGACTTTATAAAGAATCTATGTTATAAATATAGTATGGTTTGTTGATACAATCTAAAGACTAGACTGGACATGGGGGCAGTACCCATCACCTCCACCAAAATATATGGGGGTGAAATAGGATCGACAGATAGAGATAGGAATTGAGTAGAACCATAGGTTGAACGCTTAATAGTTCATTTAAGTAAATGCAAACGATAATTTTGCAATCGAGGGTTTCGCACTAGCTGCGTAATCTCATGGAGTTCGGTGGGAACTTAGCAACAGAATCCCACCACCTAATTTTTTAGAGGTGAATATGAAATACATTTATGATACTTGGAACTCTGTTATGAACCATAATAGTAATCCATTAAAGAACATTCCAGATACGAATACCAGACATATGATTATCCAAGTACTAGCATGGATGTGGTGTATCACATTTAGTTCATACTTTACTAGTATGTGGATATTTGGTATTACTACAATCGCACACATATTCATTATAGCTGCAATTGCAATGACAGTCGCAGTATTTGAAACTGCAAAAAGTAATCCTAGATTCCTTATAAACAAAGGTTATCACACACCAAGTCGTGCAAGAGCAATTTACATCAAGGGTAAAAGATACGAACTAGACCCAAGAGATGCTGGGGGAGAACACGAATGAGTTATCATAAAGAAGACATAGGTATTTGCACACACATAGTAGAGTCATACTATAAACCTAACAACCCAACATCAACATATAATTTAAATAATACTGTTAAATTATGGGTTGACTTTAGTCGAAATGTGTTGTATAATAAGTCTATTAAATCAAACAATCCAGAGGAAACAAATGCAAACACCTAAAACATTTTCATTAGAAGTAGAGAAAGTTGTACTAGAAAAAAAGATTAATCACATGGATGCTGTTATATGGTACTGTCAGAAGAATGACTTAGAACCAGACACAGTAGGTCGTTTGATTACTAAAGGTCTCAAAGAGAAAATTGAGGCAAATGCCCGAGAATTAAACTTCTTGGAAAAAACTGCAACCTTACCAATATAGGAGATTATGGTAATGACTATTAATGCTAAAAATGCATTTCAAGCACTTGAGGATATGCAACTCAAGAATCGAGTTAAGGAACTCGAAACAGACAACGCAGAACTCGTTGTCAAGAATGAGGAATTGGCAGAAAGGTGTAAGAAACTTGCATCTCGTATGCCAGAGTGGCCTAAAGGTTACAGACCCACTCGTAGGGCATTTACGGAGAAGAAGAAATATGAACGTCAACCTAATTGATGTTATGGGAACAGACTTGAGTGTAGTTAACGCAGCTCGAGTCTCTTTCGCAAAAGAGAGTGATGGGTTTTCTGATAAAGATGAAAAACTCATCAACTATCTTGCGAAGCACAATCATTGGAGTCCATTCGGACATGCATCTTTGCAGTTCAGAATTAAGGCACCAATCTTTGTTGCAAGACAACTTGTGAAACACCAAGTCGGTTTGGTGTGGAACGAAGTCAGTAGACGTTATGTTGATGATGAACCAGAGTTCTATATTCCTAGTGAATGGAGATTGAAGGCTGATGATAAGAAACAAGGGTCTTCTGATGAATTTATTGAATACAATATTGAATCTACAATGCAGTATGTAAAAGAAACATATAACAATCTATTGAAGGCAGATATTGCACCAGAGATGGCCAGAATGGTTTTACCACAAAACTTATATACCGAATGGTATTGGTCTGGGAGTCTTATGGCATTTGCAAGGGTATGTAACTTACGTTGCAAACCAGACACACAAATGGAAACTCAAGTGATTGCAGATTTGATTGATTTCAATGCATCAACTAAGTTTCCAGTATCATGGAAGGCACTAAGAGTTGAATAAACATATAGTCTACGGAAATGGTGAGTCAAGACCTAAAGAACCAATTGTAGAGGGTAACTTTATAACATGGGGTTGTAATGCAATATATCGTGATTTTGTGGTTGACAATCTTGTTTCTGTAGACTATAATATGCAACAAGAGATATATGAATCAGAGTATGTCTTTAAGAACAAGTGTTGGTTTAGTGATTGGGAAGTCTTACCAGCTGGGTTTAATCCAGATATGGTTCTAATGAACAATGATGCACCAAGACATGAAACACCAAGATTAGGTAGAAGAAGTTGTGTCGTTCAAGGTAAAGATGCTGAGATGGTACAGAAGAAGATAGAAGAAATATTAATATACAATCCACAGTTAGACCCAAAAGATTTTAGACAGAAAGCTATGTTTAATACTGGAGTTTATATCACATGGGTTGATGAGTACAATGATAAAGTAATTAACATTGACTATCCTAAAGGGTGGTCAGCAGGGAATACTGCATTATATCTTGCTTGCAAGTTTGGTGCAGAGGAAGTGTATATGGTAGGTTTTGACGGAAGTAATTATGCAGAACCTATAAATAACATATACAAGGGCAGTAAAAATTATCTGCCTGAAAGTAGTCGTGGTTACAACACGATTAACTGGGATAACCAATTTAAAATGATACAGAGGGATTTTCCCAAAGTAAATTTTATTAAGGTTGGAACAGAATTAACATACGATAAAATATACAATAGCATACGATAATAAGGAGATACATATGTCGTTAGAAAACCTAAAGAGAAGCAATTCTCTAGACAAGTTACTTGGCGAAGTACAAAAAGAAAACGCACCCCTAGAGAAGAAATCCTACAAAGACGAAAGATTGTGGAAACCAGAAGTAGATAAGTCTGGTAATGGTTATGCAGTTATTCGTTTTCTACCAGCAGTAGAAGGTGAAGATATGCCCTGGGCAAAGGTCTGGAATCATGCATTTCAAGGCCCGACTGGTCAATGGTATATCGAAAACTCTTTGACCACAGTCGGTCAAAAAGACCCAGTTTCTGAAATGAATAGTGCATATTGGAATACTGGTATTGAGTCTGATAAAGAGATTGCTCGTAAACAGAAAAGAAAGTTACAATACTTCTCTAATATCTATGTGG